TATGGCAGCTATAGAGAAGAGCTTAATGCGGATTTAGAGCAGATGTAGAATAAGGAGAGGCGAGGATTTATGAGCAGATATGACGATATGTACGCTGCGCTGCAAAACCCTGCCAGCAAAATTGAAGGCAGTTTTAGTCAGGATAACCTTCTGGCGGTTGCGGCGGAGCTGGACAATATATGGGAAAAGGGAGTCAGTAATATGCCCATGCGGTTTTTTCCGAGTATGGCGAGCGGAGAGGATCTCACTCTCTCGGCTGCGAACTTCGGCATAAACCGCAAGGCTGCCAGTGCGGCACAGGTGCTTTTGACGATTTCAGGGGAGGAAGGAGCAGAGGTGCCGGCAGGCCTGAGAGCGGCGGCGGGAGACATAGTATTTGAAGTGTTAAATGCTACGGATATACCGAAGGAGGGCAGCGTAGACGTCTTGGCAACGGCCGCGGAGGTCGGAGAGCAGGGGAACGTACTTGCAGGTCAGGTGATAGAGCTGGCGGACGATTATCCCGGGATTACCGGTGTTACCAACGCAGTGGCGGCGAGCGGAGGCAGTGAAGAGGAAAGCGACGACGAGCTCAGACGCAGAGTGAGTCTGAGATGGTCTTTGCCTATGTCGGGAGGGAATAAGAGCGATTATGTGAGATGGGCGACAGAGATTCAGGGAGTATATCGCGCTCAGGTCATATCTTCGTCCGCAGGATGCGTGACCGTGTATATAACGGCGGCGGGCAATACAGTTCCCAGTACAGAGCTGATAGCGGAGGTGCAGGAGCATATCGACAATTTGCGTCCGCTTTGTGCGGAAGTAACGGTTACAGCGGGAACGGCTGTGAATGTGCGGCTTTCGGCTCACGTGCTGCTCGATCCGGGATACACCGTTGCGGGAGTACGAGGTTCTGTCATACCTAAACTGAAAGAATTCCTCGCTCAGGTTACGTATGAGCAAAGCATGGTCGGATTGATGGAGGTGAGTGAGGTTTTGAAAGTAGAAGGAGTGCGTTCTTATGATACAGTCAGATTGAATGCCATGAATTCCAATATAACTTTGGGAACGGGAGAGTTCCCCGTGTATCAGGCGGTGTCGTTGAGTGCTGACTGAGAGAGTACCCGCGTTCCTGAGGGAAATACAGGAGATCAAAGAGCTGTTTGAAATAGAGCAGGAGCAAATAGATGCTTTGGAGCAGGCTTTTGAAAAAGCTCTTTCAGAATTGAGACTGGAGACGGCGAGCGAGGAAGGAGTGTACGAGTGGGAAAGGTTTATGAATTTTTGGCAGCAGAACAATACGCTTGAAAACAGGAAGGAAATGCTCATAGATGCGCTGGGCATGGAGAGCGGAGTCATGACGCCGGAGAGATTCAAGAATATGCTTGAAAAATATTCGGGAGTCACCGTCACATTGACGGAAAATTCAGCTGAAAACAAAGTGGGAATTGCATTATCAGCCAGACCTGACAATTATACAAGTGTGATTAGGTATTTAGAGGAAATACTTCCGGCGCATTTGACATATGCGCTGGAGATAGCTGAATAAGTATAGGGAGGAAAAGTGGAGAGCAGCATCGGGAGTTTCGTAACATATCTAAAAAAGGAAGCAGAGAACGGAAGCATATACGTCTGGGGCGCGCAGGGCGAGAGCGACATATCCGAAAGCTGGATTAAGAAAAAAGAGACAAGCACGGAAAACGCAAACAGAGCTGTCAAGCTATGGAAAAAGCGCGTAAACGCAGGATACAAAAATATCAGAGCGTTTGACTGTTCCGGGTTGGGTATGTTTTATCTGCAAAATTTGGCAGGGATATACGGGCATGACATGAACGCAGACAGCATGATGAAAGAGTGCAGGGCGATAAGCCGTGAGGAGCTCAGGGCAGGAGACTGGGTTTTCAGAGTGTATAGAAACGGAGATAAAAAGGGCTGCGCATATCATATAGGGTATGTAGTATCGGACGATTTGCAGGTGATAGAAGCCAAAGGGCGGGACGACGGCGTAGTAAAGCGCGGCATAGACGCAAGCGGCAGCAGCTATTGGAACGCATACGGCAGACCGAAGATATTTGATATCGAAGCTGATTGGACAGTAAGCCGTCTGCTGAAAAAGACAAGCCCTATGATGCGCGGAGCAGACGTCAGCGAGCTTCAGCGCAGATTGAAGGCAGCTGGCTGCGACTGCGGGGAAATAGACGGTATATTCGGGAAAAAGACTCGAAATGCGGTGAAAGCTTATCAGCGCAAGGCTAATTTGAAAGAAGACGGCATAGCGGGGAAAAATACGGTTACTGCTCTGGGAGGCGTATGGTTAAAGACTTAACAGAAAGGTGGGAAGCGAAAGGCGGATAAAATAAAATACGGGCGACATAAGCCGCCCGTATTTAATCACGGATTGATTGTAAGCTCGTCCTCAAATATGGCATCTTCAGTCCAATCATCATCGTTATATGCGCGAAGCGAGAATTTTACTTCGTTGACTTCGCTTATCTGATTATCCTCGAGATCAGTGTCGAATATAGTGAAATCTGCATTAGCCTTATTGCCTGCTGAGACTGTTTGCGCGAAGAGCGGTTCAACCATGAAACCATTCACAGATACATTTTCGGCTGAATACATAAGTGTTTTATCTGTTTTGTTTTCAAGCCGGAGTTTAAGGACGTATCCGAACATATCGTCGGGATCTGTGTCTGTTAATACCACAGTTATGTCGTCGTTGTCAACCAGTACGGTTTCTGCAGGGGCGACGTTCTCTGTAGGAGCGGCACTTTCTGCAGAAGTGACGGCACTCTCGGATGCTTCGGTGTTCGATGGAGTGCTGCAGGCAGCAAGCGTGAACATTGCCGTAGCGGCAACAAAAAGAGTAAGAAGGTGTTTTTTCATGTCTTTAGTACCTTTCCATTATTATTATTATTATTATTATTATCGCATAAAATTACAAAAAGTGCAATATGATAAAAATATAAAAGCGAAAAAACCGTGTTAACAACACAGATAGACTGTTTGGATGGATAACACAAAACACGCTCATATACATTTGGTATGAGTAAAAGGAGGAAAGAGAAATAATGAATTTAAAAGTGAGAATGAAAAACTGGTCGTTCTGGCTGGCTATAATACTGGCGATAGCGACGCCGGTGGGCGTATACTACGGAGTGACCGGAGCGGATATTATGAGCTGGAGCGCACTGTGGGATTTGATAAAGCAAGCGGTGGGGAATCCGTATGTCGTGGTCAGCGTGCTCGCAAGTGTATACAATGCGCTGATAGACCCGACTACTCCGGGAGTGTCGGACAGCGAACGTGCGAAAGCTTATACAGCGCCGGGCTGTATTGAGAAGGGTGACAACAAATGAACTCGGAAATAATCACCGCAATATTGGCTCTGGCGGGGACGGCGATAGGTTCGCTTTCCGGAATAATAGCAAGTGCGAGATTGACTAATTTCAGATTAGCTAAATTGGAAGAAAAAGTTGAGATGCACAACAATCTTGTGGAGAGGATGACGGCGGTCGAACAGCGAAGCAAAAGCAATACTCACAGAATAAACGCCTTGGAAGAGATAGAGAGAGTATGAGAAAACAGGCGGCGTAAAATTTGCACCGCCTGTTATGTTTTATTATGCGTCAAAATAGGTACTTGATTTTTATAAATTTAAGCGTTATAATACACAAGTAAAAGAGATGGAGGCTTAGCTCAGCTGGGAGAGCATTCGCCTCACACGCGAAAGGTCGCTGGTTCGAGCCCAGTAGTCTCCACCATATATTAAAAAACCGCTGAAAACAGCGGTTTTTTTGTCTGCGCACGTTTTTGCGGTATTCTGTTTTAATTTGCAGTGAAATTCACTCTGCCTCGATGATATCTCTTATTTTCTGCATTTTGGTATCCAGCAAAGCGCTCATAGCCGCGCATTCTGTGAGAGCATCTGAGGTTTGCAAAGCTACGTGATTGTCCAGTTCTTTTTTGTAGCGAAGCTTATGTTCCAGGTTTGCCCATGACTCCATGGCTATAGTCCTAAGCTGAACCTCTACTTTCATATTGCGCTTTTCGTTCTGCAGGAATATGGGAACTTCTACAATCAAATGCAGGCTGCGGTAGCCGTTTTCTTTAGGCGTTTGAATATAATCTTTTTTTTCTAAAAGAGTTATATCATCCTGCTGTATGAGACAATCTGCCAGCATATATATGTCGTCTACAAAGGAGCATATAACGCGAACGCCGGCTATGTCGTTTAGATTATTGCTCACTGCTTCCAAAGTGAGAGGGAGATTTTTTCTTTGCAGCTTCTCGAATATGCTGTCAGGCGATTTTAATCTGGTTTTTATGCTTTCAATAGGATTGCGTTCGTGCTGCAATGAGAATTGAACATTTAAAACATTGAATTTGGTTTCAACCTCAAGTATTGCGCAGCGGTAGTACGCCATAAGCTCTCTCATGTTGTTGACGATACTTTTTATCTCACCGGGAGAGCGCTCGGTTATGTAGTTAGTTATTTCTCTTTCAAATGTATTATTCTTTTCCAT